AAGGTACGATATTATTAACGTCAATATTTGCAGTAATTGGCGTTTGCGTTTTTAAGTAATTTTCAGTTACAAAATAAATCATAGCATCGGAGTTGAAGGAGTTGAAGAAGTAGCTACGTCTCCACCTTCTACGGGAGGAAGACTTGCTAACTTACGAATTTCGTTTTGCGTCATTGAATCAAGAACTTTGTTCGCTACCAATGGAGACATAGCATTCAATGCGTCTGACGTAGCTGATGAGGTTGAATCTAATTCAACAATAGTTTCATTGACAATTTGGAAATTATTAATTACTAGTTTTGCGTTTATATTGCAAATAGCTAAAATTTCATTGAAGATTTCTTCGACTGAATTACGAAGCGGAATGATACTATTCTTTTCAAATATTACATACGATTGCTTGATGTCGCTACCGCTTCCCAACTTACCGCTTACCCTAATTCCCATTAAGATAGGGTCTATAATATGCGCTTGACAAATCTTCGAATCAATGCTCTCCGTAGTTACTTGAAAAAGGTTATCGTTTGAGTTCGTAGGAATTGCTTCAATAGTTGGTAGAGATTCTTTATTGTTAGCAAAGAATGCTATTGCTTTTCCCGCATTTGTAGCACCTTTGGCTCTATCAATCGTTGTTTTAATAGAGTTTTTCTCTTCTTCGTTTTGTGGCTTCTTCGGAAACATCATAGCAAACGATGGGAAGATACTATTTTGAATGTTTGACTTTTGCAAATAAGACATTTCACCATCTAAAAAAGCCCAATTCATACACGATGAATACTGCGGTAAAGTATAAACGTCTTGACCTACTGAATAGTCCTCATAACAATATAAAAATTCAAGGTCTTTAGTATTAAATCTATAAGGCTTGATTGTTTGTATGTTTATTTGAGTAGACCAATCATCGCAGATGTAGTATAAATCGTTTGTTGCATTCTTTCTAACCTTATCCGCTGCGATGTGCTTACAAAATATTAACGTTCCCGTTTGATTAAATCGCAAGTGAAAGTAAACTCTACCATGAATGATTTTTTCTTTAGTAACTGCGGGTAAAATCTTCTTTAGATTCATTCGCTTTTCAAATGCGTAGATGTCTACCTTTTCCATTGGTGAAGCAGTCGCAGAATATTGCAATTCATAACCACCGCCAACCGTAGCATTTGTTTTAAAGTCTACAATCGCACCATGTAAAGGCGAAGTGTAATACATTTGATTTAATAATTGAGGGTATAAGTTATCGTTTCCAAATCGAACGAAATTACCAACGTTTAAACGGGCATTAACGTAAGGTAGAGACAAATCTCCTTTTCCTACTTTCAAGAATGGTGTAGAAAAGGCTTGATATCCTCCTAATTCTTGTACTTCTACGGCTTTATTTGCACCGAATTCAAATCCTAAAATCTTCATTAATCGTAAATTGTGTTTGTTACTACTCCTGCAACTACCATTCTGCCCTCTTCTACCATGTTTAAACCAGTATAGTAATCAATAGCTTGGTCTACAATGACGATAGGGTCGGCAGATTCGTAAACAGTATAGGTATATTGCCCAAGTATAAAGGTCGCATCAACTCCCTCCCTTAACTCAAACAAATTGTATCTTTCTTTATAGTCTGAAGTATCTACTCCTACCCATTGAAAACCTTGTGAACTTTTATTAAATTCATTTTGGAATAAAAATAAGTAGGTAGGATTCGAAATAGTAGATGACTCAGTTAACGTGAGAACAAAAGTATTTCTAAAATCTTTTTCAAGGTATATCATACTTTATAATGGTGTTTAATTTTGATTTGTTATAAAACAAAAAACCCCCACTAATTAAAGTGAGGGTGAGGATAGCAAAGTTTAATTTTAAACTAGCAAAGCATCAATGATAGCTGGGTCAACTTCGTAAGCTAAATTTTCTGATTCAGCAACGATAGTAATTGAATATTTAGAGCCATCTGCCTTAGCAGTTCCTGATTCTCCAGCTACCGCAGTAACTTGTGCGTTTGGAAAGTACCAATTTTTACCGTTAGAATCTAAAACGATAATTGCAAGGTCTCTTTGTCCTTCTCCTAAAATCTTGATTGAACGAGATTTTGCTGCTTCTCTACGGTGAAACATTAAAGTAATAGTTGCAGTTACAAATGAAGAGCCATTGATTAAATCGTTTGCTTGGTCTTCAACGTAGTTACCCGTATTGCGTTTAAATTCGAAAGGAATAAAAGGGTCTCCATGTACGATAGCAGTTATTTCCCAATTAGGTTCGTCTATTGTTACTGAAGATACTTCGCTTTGGTCATTTATGTAAACTGTTTGGATGCCTCCGATGTTATTGTCGCATCCTTTAGTTATTGTTGTTATTGTATTACAAGCCATTTTTTTTATATATTAAAAAAGGGTAGGCGAATCCACCCACCCTTTCTAGTTAGTAATTAATTAGTTCTTAAGAGTAAAGAACGATTTCAGTAGGATTTGTATACCAAAAACCAACTTTCAAGTTTGCACGTGTACGTAAGTAAGGCTCTGCAACTGTATCATTCAAGTTAACTGCTCTTAACGCTTTAGCATCTGACTCAGAATCGAAAGCATAGATTAAGTTATTCTTCAAAGTAAGTACAGCAGTATCGTTAGGAAGACCTTCAGCAACTACCATCTTAATTCCTAAGAAAGTCAACGCCAATGGAGTAGTAACATACGTTTGAGTGTTACCCGTAGCAGCAGCCAATTCGTAAGCAGTAGCAATGTTTGAAGAAACGTAGAAACGTAAATCTGCTTTCTTACGCTTGATTGTAGCGGGAGCAGCATTCAAAATCGCAGTCAATTGTGCGATAACGTTAGTAGAAGTAATAGCAACATTTGCAACATCTACAACGTCATCATCACCTAACAAACGTACAAGGTAACCATCACACAAAGATAATAGAGGGTCTAAAGACGCAGTATCTCCTTGCCATCTTAACAACTCAACATCCTCACCAATTTGCATTGACATAGTCTCCCAATAGTAAGACATGAAAGAAGCAACTTCAAAACTTCCGTTACTTCCCGCAGCCATTTGCAAAGAAAGGAAAGATTGCTCAAGGTCGAACTGACAAATTTGAGCCATTGCTGACAATGCACAAACATCGATGTCGATAGCATCCAATGCATCCGTAGGAGCAGAGAAAGCACAAGTTGAAGATTGTAAAATGTTACCGAAAGTTACGTTAGCTAATTTAGTAGCCGACTTGATACCTGGCAAAGTACGGTAGTTGTCTACGATGTCTTCAGTAATATACGCACGAGAGTAGAACTCGTTAGGATTAGCACAAAGTAGTGCGTTTGTTTCGATGTCTAAATCGAACTTTAATTTTCTTGACATTTTTAATCTTGATTAAATTTATTAAACTTCATTAACTTTTCATGAGCAGTTAATTTTTGCTCGGTAACTTCCACTTCTTCTTCTTCAAGAGCTGGAATCATTGCTTTTACTTCAGCTATTAACTGAATAAGTTCGTTGTACTTTTCGTCAATTGTAGGCATAACGATTGCAAGGATAGCTTCAGCGTCAGCAGTTGGGTCAACTGACATCTCAGCTTCAACAACTTCTTCTTCTACTACTTCCTCAGCCATTACTACCTCTTCTTCAACCACTTCTTCAGTAGCCATTTCAACTTCTACTTCAGCTTCGGGTGCATCCTTAATCTCAACAACTACTCCGTCTTTTACAACGTAGATTTTGCCTTCGATTAGATGTTCTCCATCAGGTAAATTCATACTGTTTTTTATTTGTTTATTAATACTTAACTTCAAGCCTAAAAACCCCTCAATTGAGAAACCAACTTGTCCGCTTTCAACAAGTTTATTATAATATTCTTTGTCCGTTATTTGAGCAGTTAGCATAAGCGTTCCTTTAGGTACTTCAATACCGTAAGAACTATATGATTTATCTTCTTTAGGATTCTCAACTAGCCAACTTTCAAGAATGTAAGCGGGAACAATTTGTCCAGCGTCATGCTCCAGGTTGAAAAGATTATTGTTGTTTAGATTCTGCATGAAATCAGAATAGATTGTTTCTATTTCTTCTTCAGAAAATTGTACAAAATATTCTCCCTCTTCATCGTTTCTATAAATGTCCATCGGAATCATGGCGGGTGCTACGATTCTCATCTTTGGCTCATCCGCAAACTGCATGATTTTTGAATGACTATTAAACGCCATTCCTTTAACTAAAATTGCAGGTTTAGAAGTGAATGCTACTTGCTCTATTCCTAATACTTCGCCATCGGAATAGTCTTCGTCAATTGTAACTTTAAAAATAGGAATGTCATTCGCCATACATTATAATGGCATACATTTTTTTTTGTTATATTTTTGTATATTTGCTAAAAAAACACTATGGTAAAAATCGGAACAACGAAGATTAACAATGAAGTAACTGAGTTAACAATTGAGCAGTTTGAGAAACTTAGCGCAACAATGAATAATTTAGAACTTGACCAATTCGAGAAATGGGCTAAAATATTTATTGACTTGGGCGCAAATGAAGATGAAGTTTATGACTTAGACTTTGAAAAGTTTACGGAAATCGTGAAAGACTTTTGCGATACAAAGAAAAAGCCTACAAAAAAGTTTCTTAAATCAATTAAATTCGATGGTTATACTTACCAAGCCTACGAAGATGAGTTTAAATTAAATGTGCGTGATTTAAAAATGATTGAAAAAGCAGTATCTACTTCTCCCGAAAATTATATTTCTAGAGTTATGGCGATTATTTTCAAAAGAACTGACCTAACTAAAGCGGAACATTACGGTGATTCACATATTGCTTTAAAGTCGAAGATGTTTAAGGAGCAAAAAGCAAATATAGCTATTCCTTTTATTGCTTACATTGGTCAAAAGTTAGGTAAAACCGCTAAAGAAATTCAAGTTGAAGCTACCGAAATCTTGGAATGATATAAGTGTCGAACAATTTATAGAGTTGAGGTCTTTGAATAACGAAGACTTTGACTCTTTATTCAGTTATGAAATAGAATGCTTATCTATTTTAACCGACATTGATGTAGATGAATTTGACGATATGGAAATAGACGAACTTTCCAAGATTGTAAAGCAAGTAACATTTATAAAAAAGCAGCCTTCAAATATTTTCAAGAATGAAATAAACAATCTTACCTATATTGGATTAGATAATCTAAAGTTAGGTGAGTTTATCGACCTGGAATATTACTTTGCAAATGACTACGTTAAACACTTGACCTACATTAGTTCTGTTTTATATCGTAAAACTAAGCTAAGCGAATGGGAAGAATTGATTTTTGAAGATTATTCGTTCAACATAGAAAAACGAAAGGAGCAGTTTAACGATTTGCCAATTACATCGGTTTACGGAATCATTGCGGAATATATTAAGTATCGTGAGAACTTCTTAAAAGTATATGAAAATCTATTCAATCCAATCTTTGACGAAGACGAACTAGACGATGACGAACTAGACGAAGAAGATATTAAAGAACAAGAAGCTGAAGATAAAATCAATCGATGGAGTTGGGAGCATACGCTCTATAATTTAGCGAATGAAGATGTTACTAAAATAAAAGATGTGCTAGAACTGAATCTAGTATTTGCGTTTAATATTTTAGGAATGAAAAAAGAACTAGAAATCTAATTTTGTATATTTCTATCAGGCAGTCTATAAGGCAAAGCGTCTTCATCTATCCAATTAAAGTTTACGAATACTTTTGGATTGTTTAGGATTCTTGCCATTTCAAGTAACGGGTATTTTTCAAACTGCCATTGAATATAATCTTGTGTAATTTCTCCGATTATAGATTGAACTTGTGGACTATCTAACCATCTATCGGTGATGTCGAAAGCATCAATGTAAATCGTTCCTTCATCTAAAAAGAAATAGTAGTATAAAACGCTTACAGTAATATCAATTCGATTTAGTTCAGTTCCCGTCATTGCAGAAATACGCACACTATCGTACATTGCCCAATCAGCTACTAAACCAAGTTTCTTGATTTCCATCTGCAAGGCTCTTGCGAGTTTATTCCTCTTTGCGTATTTTACTTTTAA